GACTGCGCCAAAAGCCTAAAGCTATGCATTCTCGCACGGCACGGCCTTTGGCGTGAGGTTCTACAGGAATCTGTGAACCCCGTCGACTACGATTCGGCTCAGGCCTTTCTCGCGGCTAATGCTGCGGTTTGCTTTCTAAAGAAACCCCTTAATACCGGGTTTCTCTCAGAAAGACCGCAAACAAGCTGCTATGGAGACTTGGTATGCCGGTGAGCGTAGTTGCTACCTTGCCAATGAGCGACTCAGTCCTTCCGTAATCAGCCCTCTCAATAAGGGCTGCTTCTTTACGCGATTTCTGCGTGATACACGGGATGGTTTAGTCTCAATACTTGGTTATGGCCCGTCCGATCTAGAGGTTCAGTCCTCAGCTCGGCATGGTCCTGGTACGACGTTTGCAAGCTCAGTGGCTAACCCTACAGCTGCTGACAAATACAGCGAAGTTCCAACGATAACCCGAAACGCGATCTGGTACTTATCAGATCTTGTAGGAACCCATTGGGGGGACATCATATCCTCCCGGTATTCCTCATCGTTTCGTGACTGCATCAATACCACTCGGGGCAATCGGCACACCGTCGTTCCAAAAACGGCGAAAACCGACCGCTCCATAGCGATCGAAGCTTCGATCAACGTCTACTTTCAACTTGCCATAGGCAAATGCGTACGACGTCGACTTCGTTCGGCTGGCTTGGACCTTGATACTGCCGCTACTAATCATCGCGAGATGGCTAGACGTGCTAGTGTCGATGGTTCTTTTGCCACTATTGATCTGTCAAATGCAAGCGACACCCTTTCGAGGAACCTGGTTAAGGTTCTTTTCGAAGGCACCTCCTGGTTACAACGTTTTGAGGACCTAAGGTCCTCTCACTCGTTTGTTGACGGGAAGTGGGTGCTGTTGGAGAAATTCAGCAGCATGGGTAATGGGTATACCTTTGAGCTTGAGACCGCAGTTTTTCTTGGTCTCGCGCTCCAATGTTACGTGCTTCACGGCATTGAGCCACTCATAGGCGTGAATGTTTCCTGCTTTGGAGACGACATTATCGTCGTCCCCGAAGTGGTGGACACTCTTACCCATGTGCTTCGATGGTGCGGCTTCTCCCTCAATGAAGAAAAGACCTTCACATCTGGCCCCTTTCGGGAGTCGTGTGGAGGCGATTTCTACCTCGGACACCCTGTCCGGGGCTACTATCACAAGGGAGATACCATCTATGGCACGCAGCCGATCTTCACGCTCCATAATGGAGCGTCGGTCGTCCTACAGAACTTGGGGGTTAGTTCTCCTTGGTTTTGTGGTTGGATTCGGTCATCTTTCATTCCTGCGCGTTTACGTGCAGTCGGTGGATCGAGTCGCCTTGGTGACTCGGTCCTCTGGGGTGTCGCACCCCAGTACCGGTGGAAGAACCAAATCCGCTGGGTCCGAAGCGTCAGTTGGAGCGTCCCCAGAGTTGTCCCCTGGAGATACTTCTCTGACGCCACAAGACTAGCTTGC